ACTGCTCTTGTTACTGCTGGACTACCTGTAAAAGCCATTTGCTTCTCCTATTAAATGATTATTTAACCCTTCCTTCTGCGTACGCTTCCTGTATTTCATCAGAAAGTGAAGCATATCGGTTAGGGTCTGTAATTTGAAGGTTGATTAAATCAGACCTTCTATACATTTTCTTACCACCTACAGATTGTGTGGAACGAGTTTCCGATACTGTTTGTCGTAATGCTTTATCAACTTTAGCCTTTTCACTTTTCTTAACCTCTTTAGTTTTTTCTACTATATTGAGTTTATCGTACATCTCAAAGAGTTCAATTGCGTAATCGGGTCTATATTCTGTGTCAGCTTTACGGAAAATATCTTTTCTAATTTCACTAGCACCAATCCAATCTTGGAAAGACTTGTCTGCGACAGTTTTTTCCCAATCTGGATAAGCCTTTTCAAGTACATTCAACTTCTGTTGTTGTTCTTGTTGGGCTACTTGTTGCCTTGCCTTAAGTACATCTGGATGATTTTCTATAGCTGAGTTAACTGCTTTTGCAGGGTCAGTATAAAAAGTATCCTCAAAACTTTCGACTTCCTCTTGTGGTTCTACAGTAGTATTAGCTAAATTTTGTGCCTCTAACAAACTTTGGATTAATTTCCGTTGCTCTCCAACCTCTGAACCCTGTTTGCCTAATGCCTGTTCGACATGTTGATGCATTTCAATAACCTCTGCCATTGACTTTCCCGCATACTTTACTGGTATATCTGCTACATTACCATCTACTTCTTGAATCTGCTCTGGCTCTGTAACTTGTTGATTTTCCTGCGTTTCTACCTGCGTTTCTGTTATGGGTTGTTCTTGCATTGGTGCTTCATCTACTACTATACTCATTTTTTCTCCGCCCTTGTAGGGTTGTGAAGTTTAATTATGTTGGATTTCCATCTTGGAGTTCTTCCAACGCTAGGTGTGTTGCAGTATCTAAACTTAATAAAAAGTTTATTATACGCAACTGACCTTTGATTGCCCAAAGGTCTTGCTCAGAGTTTATATTATCTAAATTAGTAATACTTCTCTCTAAATTCTGTATTTCTTCTACTAAATCTAGCCATCCTTCGCTTCTTGTTAAATCTAATCTGTCAGAAAGGAAAGCCTCATCTGTTTTTGGCATGTTTATTGTGGTCTAGTATTTATTGGTTTCATTGTTCCAGCTTGTCTTGCTTTAGCTAGGTTTAATATAGTTTCAGATTTAAGATGTTCTACTTCTGGCTGGTTTCTAGCAGTTTCTGACCTTTGTCTTGCTGTATCAGCAGCCATCTTCTCTAAACTAAGTGAAGTTTTTTGCATATTTTGTTGTTGTTCCATCATATCTAGTTCAGTAGACTGCAATGAACCAGCTTGTGCCATGTGTAATTGTGCTTTAGCTTGTTCTTCTTGTGCTTCAGCTTGTGTCTTAGCAATATTAGCTTGTGCTTGTTGCATTGTTAGTTCTATACCCATTTGTTCCATTTGTGCCATCTGTGGGTTTTCTTCATTACCTTGTGTTAGTGCAAATACAATCTGGTCTCGATTATGTATGCTAGAATTTTGCATCATAGCTAACAATATGACATTAAATGCAGGCGAATCTTTAGGAATAGCTTGTAACATTTGTACCATTTGCTGCATTTCTAACTCTTTAGCCATAATACCCATAGTAGAGTAAGGAACAAATTTATAATCAGTAACAGGATAACGGTCTACATCAAACTGTATCTTGCGATACATAGCTTTGTTAATTAAAGGTATAAGAAATGTGTTTTGAAAGTTCATCAAAGTACGCTTTTGTCTTTTAATAGACGCTGATTGCATCATTGACATACCACTAGCTGTATCTTGTTGTTGACCCATGTCGGCACTACCTGTACCCATCTGTATCATGTTTTGTAAACTAGCTACTTGTTGGAATGTACTAGGGTCAGTCTGCCCCATGTCTAATGGCATGATAGCTTCTCTAGGATTACCATTAGTAAGCACAGTTTTACCTGTTCTTATCTCAAATTTAGTTCCACGAGGGAGTCTTGTAGCGTCAGCAGCCATCATAGGCGTAGTAGTCATAGCCAATGAGTCTATCCTTGCTCTCATTTCTGCGTCTAATGCTTTTTGTGGGTTATATCCCTTTTCTGCCACGCCTCTACCCCAAAATTTATTAGGTACAATGTCGTGTTGGTAAGAAACAAAAGGTCTATCCTCCATCATAAATGCATTTTCTTCTACACGCAAAATGTATTCATCATTTACTATAGTAACAACTGCTTCTACTAATACATCTTTAGAAGTGTATTCAAAATCATCTTTGTTAGCTTTAGCTTTTAGGAATCGTTTAGGTACTAACCCCCAATATTCAGTAATTTTGACATTATCCGACTCATCTGCTTGTCTACCTTCTGCGTCATAACCCATTTGTACTGTATCGTAATCACCATCAAGTGGCACATCACGATAAACACCAGTTGCCATACCTTGTACAACATGGTATCTTGGTTTAATTACTTCGTGGGCGACACCTAAAGCCTCTTGTATTGAATTAGCAGCAGGGTCAATAAGAAATTCATGTGGAGAAATAGGTTCTACCTTTACATCTATTGCTAAAAATTCAGATACATTTCTGACTCCAGTCATTGAGCCTTCAACTGGCTCTTCTGATGGTGCTCTTTCAACTGTTTGGTTAACAACTATCTTTGCAATACCTGTTCCATAAATAGCCCCATTGAGAAAGACCTCTGCTATTGCATCTTTGCAGCCAGTCTTTTCTAAATCTTCTTGTAATAAGTTGCGAATGTACTCACCTTCACTATTGTCTTGGTCAAGCATGTCATCTTGGATATCAAACCACTTGCCTCGTCCGAATGTCGCCTCTTCTAATTCTGCAACCGAAGATTCTATTGCCTGTTGTAAGGCGGGTGCTATAATTTTTGAGCGTTCTGCTGTTCTTGTCTTATCTTGTTCGTTCCATATGCCACGCCATAAACGGTAATATTCATCCCATTTAGAAGTGTAGTTTTGTTCCCTGTGATTTCTCCAACTATCAAGTCTATAGTTAAGCCAACTAGCTAGTGCTTGATATTGTTGTTCTTTCTTATCGTGCATATAAGATTATTCCTCAGAAATTGTTGGCGATTATAACACAAAAACTACTTTTAATGTATGCTATCGCTTAAACTTTCTATTTCAATTGCCCCATCCATAATCATTTTACATATAGATAAGTCTACATTTTCATCATTAGGTAATAACTGTGGGTCTAAGTCATTTGCTAGGTTAGCAATGATTGATAAAGCAGCTACATACCTTAATTTAATATTAGATGTGTCTTGAGCAAACTCCCAAACATCATCATATTCTTGTTGTTCTAAATCTTCAATATCCTGCCACATCATCTATTGGACTCCAGTCATCTTCTAACTCTATAGTATGTGCGAAGTCGGCAACACTTACTTGGTCTATATACGCTAACGAGTCGAGCAAATCGTCATGTGCTAATCTGTTTGGAAAGTCTAACATCTGGTTTTTAAAATACTTCCAGTCTTTATCTGGATTAAATGTTATCTGACCATGTTCCATTCTACCTTGTAGCGACCATGTAATTCTATCTAATTTCTTTTTACCACCATGTCGACACTCTATAATAGATATGAATTGATTTTCTGTCCTCATTTCATCTTGCAGGTAAGGTAATATAGCATTACGCAATGCTCCAGTTTCAATACCTACTGAAGTAGACTCTACCTTCATCGCAGATGAAAGAATTTTTTTGGCTGTTTCTTTAATGTTCCAACGACCATGTAGTATGTCTTTAACCCACCACTTATCACGGTCAATCTTTACAATTGCAATAGCTGTTTCGTCTAGCCTAGAGCGTTTTAAGTTTCTTTCTTTTTCACTATCTTCGTAGCCAGCAGGGTCTACAGCTATTACATAGTTACCGCCCTCTGGTTCTTCTTCTTCTTTGAACCATTCTTCTTTAAAGATACCACCACTAAATGTTTCAAATGACGCTTCAAACTCTTGTCTAAACGACATTGAGGACATTGACTTACTTGCAGCAGCAATTTCCTTTGCCGATAAGAAGGGATTATCTATAGAGGTAAACTGAAATGTATCCCAATCTTCATCCTCTACCGCATCTTGGTACAAATCAAAGAAGTGATTCTTTCCCGCAGGCGTACCTATAAAGAGTGCCCTACCTTCCACATCAGCAAGAGTTGGTCTTATTATCTGTTCCCACACTACAGGCTTCATAGAAGCGTACTCATCGAGCACAACATAAGCTAGACCCACGCCCCTCAAGGTTTCTGGTCTATCTGAGCCTTTTAAGTAAATCTTCCTACCATTAATTAAAGTAAGAACCGCAGTATTCTCGTAGGCTTGTAATATTAAATCCCTACCTAATTCTTTTAGCATAGCCCACATAATATCTTTGGCTTGCTGGAATGTTGGTGCTATATAAAATACATCTTTAGAATCAGACTGTATGGCGTTAATTAATAATAACCACGCACTAAGGTAGGACTTTCCAAAGCGTCTACCCGCAGCCACAATCTTAAATCGTTTATTAGACTTAAATATTTCTAATTGAGCAGGATGTAGGTCAATGTTAAGTTCACTCATCGAATTTGTCTGCCATTGGTGATGAGTCTATATTAACTATCACTTCATCGTCAGACATCTCTTCTGGTTCTATAAGTTCTTCATCGGGAGTTGAGCCAATCTGTTGTTTAATGCTTTCTATCGAAGATACATTAATAATAACCTGTGCGTCTGCTTTTGTCCTTGAAGAGTCAACTGCTTTATGAACAGGCAATATTCTATCAAGGCACATCTTTAAACAGTTCACATCGCCTTCCATAGCTTTCTCAATTACTTTCGCTACAATCTCTGGCGATTTATTCGACATTAATTCTCTAGCCAAAGCAGTAAACTTGTTGACAGAGCCCTTAGTTCTTCCTGCAGGGTTCAAAGGTTTCATACCCTTGTGGAAGTTAGGGTTTCCTCGTTTCTTCTTTGGTTCTGCCATTAGGCTCGTTATAGAGTTATCTTGTGGGTATTATAACACAGCTTGGAGTTATAAACCAAATTTCGTTTTTTGTGCGTTGGGTGGTATATATCTCTCATACGCAAGCTATGAGCCTCCCCCCGTGGGGGTGAGTAGCTTGTACCCAAGCTAAAGTCAAAAGCTAAGAAAAAGCGGCATAGACTCACGACACGGTCTATGCTTTGTCAAGCCTTTGGCTTGTATTTAATAAGCAATTAAGCTATGCTTAATTATTTAGCAGTGCTTTTGAGCCGACTCTTAGGCGAATCCTTCATGCTCTTGCGATACTTAGCGACATCGGAGCATAGTTGAGCCCATTTCTGAGCGGTAAGTAAATGTATGAGGGGTACTAAATATTTGCCCTCATTGTAATTACAATATGATTACATTCTCTCTATAACATTTGATGAAACATTAAAAGATTATCTACCACGAAGCAAAGCACCAGAATATATTTTATTTACTAGAGATGTATTTAAATGCCTGTTAGTTTGTCTGTATCTGCAAAGCGTATATTGTAGCTGATGAAATAGAATTATAGAAACTCATTTATCGCTACTAGTCCAGATTGAAGAAAAATAGTAGGGTACTGGTTCCATAGAAACTATATACACCATTGAAAAAAAGAGGATAATTTCTATATGGACTTAAGGAAAACCATATAAAAAAACCTAATAAAACGGAGTAACAAAATGAAAAAATTACAAACTATAAATTTCGAATTTAAAAATATACGCTCATATTTTAACGCTTACAAAATACTAAACCTATCATTTAACTTTCTAGATAAAGAGTTAAATTATACTACTGATACAGTTACTAATGATATCGACTCATTAAGCATTAGTATAAAACTTTCTTTAACTCAAACAAGTGAAGCGTATAAACTTCAAGAACTAATTGATTTATTTAATATTCTTGATTATTTTGCAGACGAACCAACAAAAGAAACCGAAGAAGATTAATTTTAACGGGGGAGAAATCCCCCAACACAAACGGAGAAATAAAAATGAATATATTATTTAATAAGTTAAACGAATTAGAAACAGACGAACACGAGAACATTTTTTATGTTGGTGATAGTTTGCTTTATCAGTTTTATTGTGGCAATTGGTCATCGTCAGTAAAAGAAATGCAAGAGAAAAATATCTCATGCCTTGAACTAATAGAATACATAGACGAACAAGTCGAGAACATGGGCGACTGTGATTTTTTTAAATGGTTTGATAGGAAATTTTTCGCAGAGTTAGGGCGACAGGTTTTTTATGGATAGCACTCCGTAATAAAATATAATTTTCCCCCTCTTAATTGAGGGGTTTTTTTTGTCTATCGATTTTCGCACTTGCTCTTTCATTGTCGATTATCTTTTGCTTTGCTCTTAGTGAAGCGTCTAAGCTGAAACCTTCTCGCTCTTGATTTGCTTTACTAATACTGAGCCGACTTAGGCGAAACCTTTACGATTTTCAAAAAAAAATTTTCCCCTGCGGGGCTAAGTAAGGACTCGCTTATCGCTCGGCTATGATAGAGCAAGAGCAAAGCACAGCAAAGCACAGCAGAGCAAAAGCAATCGGCAATGAAAGAGCCATTGTCCTACAGGAACAGCGTGCAAAAAAATACCCGACTGTTTTTGTCGGGTACTTAGTAGGAAAGATTAAATTATTTTTTNAATGGCACTCCCATTTCTATCATTAGGTTTTTGAATTGGTCATAAACTTTTTGCTTGTTACCTTTCAAATTAAATTCAGATTTAATTCTTGCGTAGCAAGTGCGACCTCTAGTAAGTTGATGTCCAGGAAATTTAATCTCAGTTTCTAAACCAATTAATAATACATGTAATCTATATCCAAGTATCTGTTCTTGTGTGTCTAAAATTATACTCATGTTTTTTACTCCGTAGTTAAGTTAAGTTTTTCTTTCTTTGTATCTAGTACAAAGTATACCATAGGTATAGATAAGTTGTGTACTTATTTAATAAATATATCTAAAATAAATTGGATTAATTCTAATGTATCTTAGCCTTGATTTAAGGGTACTTTATTTTTAGTGGGGTAATGCTATAGGTACAAGGGCGTTCGTTGAATTGGTACTCTCAAGAAACAAAAGTTTCTTCTTAGGAAACTATATTCCTATAGAACCAGTTGAGAAAACTACTAGTCCAGATTATAAATAGGTGGTGAATAGTTATTTACTTATGGTAAACTTAGTCCAGCAATACAGAAAAACCTTTTAACTATATGGAGTACGAAATGACAGAAGAAAGAAAAGCAAAGATGATGAAAGCATTAAAGGATAGTCAAGAGATGGCAACATCAAAACAACTATGGGTAATAAATACTTTATGCCTTCAACAACAAAAAGAATATGCTTTACCTTTAGGGAAGTATGAAGCGTCTTTAATTATTAGTGATTTAAAACTGAAGGAGATACTATGAATACCAATACTAAAATACCAATGGCACAAACTTCAAATCTTAGTGATGCATTTATTGAGTCAACTGAATTGTATCTTGAGAAGGGTGGTTTTAATATCGGCAGTCCAGTCCATGAGAAATTAACTTATGCAATTGCTTTAGCTGATGAAAAATTCTTAGTTACTTTTAATACTTCAACACTTGCAGATTTAGAAAATGCAATCGGCAAAATGGGGGAAGGATAATGAGCGACTTTAGAGAGATGTTATTCTCAGAAACTATTAAGCCTTTGAACTGGCAAGACTTACAAGCCAGAGATGAGGAGTTACAAAAAGAAATTGATGACCAACTCAAGGAAGAAATGGAAGAAGTAAAGCGTGAGCAAATCAAACAAGACAATGAACAGATGTATCACGCCCACCTCTATGACGAGATGAAAGAGAACGGTATGAGTTTCGAGGATTTTATATGAAACAAATGCAAGTACAAACACAATCAAGACGAGGTTTAAAACTTAGACTTGAACCTTCATCTCGACAAAGAAGAAGAAAGGCAAAAAGAAAACAACTTAAATTGAGGAGTAAAAATGTATAGAGTAATTAATCACCACACTAAAGAAGGTTGGCGGTGTGCCCTAGTAATTAAAGAGGGGCACAAGTGGACACACCTTGTTTATTATGAACACCCAGTTAGAGTACGCAAGGTATTAAATACCGAGCCACTAAAACATTTAACTCAGTACGACACACCAAGACGAATGAAGTACGCAGTTAAAACAGTACACAAAATGGCAAGGCAATTTTATATAAAAGAAAATAGAATACCTAAGTCAATTAAGAAAGTGTATAATGATTATAATTTAAACTAACAAGGAGTAACATGGAAAAGAAGAACAGAAATATACAAGCAGTAATGTTAGAAGCATATGGGTTAGTTGGAAAGGTAGGTAAGAACGCCAAGAATCCATTCTTCAAATCTAATTACGCAGACATTAACAATGTACTAGATACTATTGCACCAGTCTGCACCAAGTTAGGACTTGTAGTTATACAAGCACCTAAATTAAAACAAGGCAATGATGTACTTAACACAGTCATATCATTAGCAGAAAACCCCGAGCAGTTTGTCGAGTCAGATGTTAGGTTGTTATTACCTAGTGCTGACATGCAAAAGTTAGGGTCAGCCATTACCTACGCTCGTAGGTATAGCTTGATTAGTTTGTTCCTATTAGAAACAGAAGATGATGACGGGAATACATCAAGCAAACACCCCACCGCCACGCAAAAAAGGAACATGGATATCAACAAGGCGATGGATAAACTAGTCGAAGCACATAAGAATAAAGACTTAGAAGTAGCTACTCAGATTTGGGAGTGGGCTACAGACAAAGGACATACTCAAGTGCAAGACAAACACATACAATTATTTGGGGAATGAAATGAAACTAAGTAAACAACAACAAAGAGTTTTAGATTTTATTAAACAAAATAACTATCACATCAATCCATTAGAGTCATGGAATAAATGTGGAATCTATAGATTATCAGCAGTCATACACGAACTAAGAAAGAAAGGTTATGGCATTGATACATATGATAAGAAAGTACAAAACCAATATGGTGAAACTTGTACTGTTGGTGAATATTATTTTGAGGAGAAAAATTATGATAAACAAAACTAAAATAACATACTTAAAAAATGATAAGGTTAAATTAGAAATGTCTATGGATGATTATAGAGAATTACTACAAGGAAACATTGACCTAAAAAGTGCAGTTGAAATGATGGGTGAATGTCATACCATTTACTTAGAGGATTTAGGAAAGCTAGATACTCTTGAATGGAAAATGGCTAGGGTGCTTGGCTTTAGGCGTAAGAGAAGCCCGGCTACAGGCGGAGATGGTGGCTATTATTATGGTAACTATGTTCTTAGTAACCATGTACATGCAGAAAAGGAGAACGACTAATGATAGATAAAGCTGATGAACACTTTATAGAACTAGCAAACTTTCTACCACTAGAAGATTTGGCTAGATTAATTGAAGTTAACCGAGATAGAATTATAGTATTTAATGAGGGTACTGCAACAGTAGACAATCTATCAATGGATAATAATGTATGTATGAATGGAACATCTATTCAAATCACAGTCAATGATAGTGTATAATAACTATTTATAATAACAATCCGAAGGAGGATTAAATGGAATACGATAACACAAACCGAGGAAGCATTTGGAAAAATGCAAAGCGTGAAACTGATAAGCACCCACACTTAACAGGCACTATCAATGTAGAAGGTGCAGAGTATTGGGTATCAGCATGGGCAAGGGATAAAGATGCTAACCCGAAAGCACCCGAACTTACCTTTAGCATTAAACTTAAAGATGTACAGTCAACACCAACCGAGCCATTTAAGGCAAAGGTGGAAGATGACGACATGCCATGGTAACAAGTAATACCAAGACTCGCAATGGAGCAAAACCATTGCGGGTTTACACACTCGATGATGGAACACAATGGACTGTCTACGAAATACTAAACAAAATAAAAAGCAAGTGGAAGAATAAAGATGTAGCTTTAACATTAGCACAAGCAAGAGTATATAAACATACAAACCCCGACAAGATATTTGCCAAGCCAATCTTAACTAGACCACGAACAATACCTTCAAAAACAGAACAAGAAATTAGCAGAGAAATGATGAACTTAGCCTTGAGGAAAATATGACTAACCAAATTTGCCCCTGTTGTGGACAGACAATAGTTACACAAGCCACAAAAGCAACACCAACTGGACAAGAACGAAATATGTTTGAGGCTTTCAGAGTAAAGTACCGAGGTAAAAAGCGTGGACTTGAAACTGAACTAGCTAACTTACTTAAACATAAAGACTGGTGTAATATTATTGGACAGTTGTATCAAGACAAAGACAAATATTATAAGGGTGAAGATGTTAGATACATACCACACTTAGCAACATTTATTAACCAACGCAGATGGGAAATGGTAGAGGATGATAAGCCTACTGTTAATCCATATGGGGAACAACATAACTGGAGTACAAAATGAACTCACATGACGCAGAACAACAAGTCATAGGTGGCATACTAATTGAAAACGCTAACCTTAAATGGGTACTAGCAACTGGTTTAGATGGTGCTGATTTTTCAGACCATAACCTAGCCCAGTTGTGGGAATACATTATTGAAATGACTGATGAAGGTTTACATATAGATGCTCTAACTACTAGAGATTATATTAATAGCCAAGGAAATCATAGTGGGGAGTGGACTAGCTTTCCATACCTCGCTGATCTAATGGAAAATTGTATTGGTACTGCTAACATAGAAGTCTATGCAAATCACATTCGTGATACTAGAATTAACAATGATATTGATAAGCTAAAACAATCAATCAAGTATGACAACTATCAACAAACAGTAACCGACATACAGAAACTAGAACTTGACCTAGCTAAAGATGAAGAAGGGTCAATGCTTAACATAGTAAGCAAGACAGTAGAGTACATAGATGACATGCGTGAAAATGGTACTGGTTTGTCAACTGGTTTTGATTCTATTGATAGCCTTTTGGGGGGAATGAGAGGGGGTACGCTGACAGTTATGGCGGGTAGACCAAGCATGGGTAAGAGTACACTCGCCCTCAACATAGCCAACAACATGGCAACTAGGAATAAGAATGTATTGTTCTACTCACTAGAGATGCAACAAGTACAGTTGATGATGAAAATTGTAGCTAGTGAAACAGACATTAACCTTAACAAAGTAGACAACAACACACTATCAGAAGATGAAAATGACAGGTGGTACAGAGCATTAGCCCAAGCGGGCGACAAAACTATGACCATACTAGACCGAGGTAACATAGCAGTGCGAGATATAGTATCTAAAGCAAGACAGATACATGGTCAGACTGGCATTGATTGTATTGTAATTGACTATCTACAGATAATGAAGTACGATAAGAACAAAGAGATATCAGAACTAGGTAACATTACTAGAGAACTAAAGTATTTATCTAAGGAACTAGACATACCTATAATTTTATTATCTCAGTTGAGTAGAGGAGTAGAGCAGAGGGAAAACAAACGTCCTCTTATGAGCGACCTACGCTCTTCTGGTGAGATTGAGCAAGATGCTGACTGTATTATTATGGTCTATCGTGATGAATATTACAACAAGGAAGAGTCAGAAGATAGAGGTATGGCTGAAATTATTGTAGCTAAGAACAGAATGGGTCAGATTGGCTGGGTCAAGTGTAAGTTTGAGGGTCAGTATTCTAAATTCTCAGACGAAGAACGTAATCTTTATAACAAGGAGTAGTATATGAATCAGAAAGAAATAGATAGTGAAGTGTTAAGAATCATCATCGATGTATTAAAAAAACAAACTAAAGATGACGAGAGTGATACCAGATGGCGAGAAGATGCTCAATGGTATTTAAATATGATTGGTCAAACATTTATTGATGTTACTTCATGGGAGTATGACAATGATGGTTATGACGAGGATAGTGTTGAAGGTCGTGTTGAATACAAAAACAAAATATACGAATTTGGCACAAGTAATTTATCATCAAAGGATATAAAAGATGAGTAAAATCACACAATCAGCAAGGGGTAAGCCTTGCCAACTTAGATTACATGGGTGTATGCCTGATAATGAAACCGTAATCTTTGCACATATGAATGGTGGAGGCATGGCAAGGAAACAAGCAGACCTCTTTGGAATGTACGCTTGTCTTAATTGCCATGATATATATGATGGTCGTAAACATCTTGACCCACCAATAGAAAATGAATGGTTAGAGTTGCAAGTATTGAGGGCGGTAATATGTACACAAAAAATACTTCACAGAGAAGGTTTGATTAAGTTAAAATAGAGGGTACTTTAATAAGAGGAGAAGTATATGGAAGAAATAAAAGAGTTAGTAGATAAGGTTTTAAAGAATAGAAGTCTAACAATCTTTCTAGGTATTGTTGTCCTAGCATTAGTTATGGGATGGGTCGGTGGATAGAGAGCAAGACATTATAAACAACCCCTCACACTACACGCAAGGTAAGATTGAGGTTATTGATTTTATCATTGACCAAAAGATGGATTATCTTACAGCATCAGCTATGAAATATTTATGTAGACATAGCCATAAACATAAAGGTGAGGGGCAAATAGATGACCTTAGAAAAAGTAGATTTTATATTGATAAATTAATAACTACTCTTATGGAAGATAATGTACAATGACAAGTAGAAGTATTTATCGAGACAAACCTAAAGAAGCAATCTTCAAAACTTTAGTGCAAGATTATTTTTTAGAAAACCCAACCACTAATGAAGCAACCATTTCTATTGGCAAGACCAAAAGAACAGACGCTCAAAATAGATTGTACTGGTGCTGGGTAGGTATCATGTCTAAAGAAATTGGTTATGCTAAACAAGAGATGCACCTTATCTTAGCTGATATGTTCTTAACTAAGATATCTTTTACAACAAAAAAAGGCAAGACAATTGAACAGATACCATCAACAACAGAACTAAAAGTTAATGAATTTATAGATTACATTTGTGAGATAGATATGTTAGCGGGTGAACAAGGAATTAAATTACCTCACAATGATGACTATAGAGTAGTAACACAGTATGACAGATGAACTAGATGAAATTCTTATTAACCTTAAAGATGCACTAGAATTAGCAAGAGAAGAAGATACACCGAGAGATATGGAAATAAGATTTATGTTAACACTAGCAGTTAACAAACTTGAAGCACACATACAAGATGATTTTGGATATCAATACAACATCTCATCGTTTTGATATAAGTCCTGTACCAGCATCAAGACCTCGGGTCAGTAGGTGGTCTACATACTACCCAAAGAAGTACACTAAGTTTAAAACAGACATGGAAGCACTAACAAGTGAGTTGAATACGACTCCCTGTGAAACCTTAGTCTGTGTTTCAATAGACTTTATGGTAGAGATACCGAAGTCATGGTCAAAAAAGAAGAGAGAGGATTGTCATAACACCTACTGTACTAACAATGCTGACATTGATAACTACATTAAGGCAATACTAGACAGTCTAAATTCTGTTTTTTTCGTGGACGATAAACAAGTTGTGGAGATTTTTGCTCGAAAGATTTACAGTAAAGACCCACATATATTATACAAACAAAAGGAGATATTAGAAAATGACGAGGGTAGAATTATGTGAAGCATTGGCGGTAGATTATGCAACAAGAGCAAAGATATTAAGTATTACTTTTGAGGCTGCTTACAACAAGTATCTTAAAAGATGTGAGATAAGAAGTTATGAAAATCTATTACAACAATTTACAGTAGGAAACCTAAGTAACCCTAATAAAAAAGAAGTAAAGTTAAATGATGGCGAATACATTATCTCTGTATCAGATGATGATTGTGAAGATGGAGTTTGTAAGTTATGACATTGTATTATCTGGGATTAGTTTTTATTGTTATAGTTTTTATTTCAATGCTTATAGATTAAATAGATTCTATTTACTGGTGTATAATTACCATTTTAAATAGAGTAACAAACATGAACGAAGCAACAGAACAGATTAATCTAAAGATTAATAAAAGAGATTTAAAATTTATAGACGCAAAGGCTGAGAGATATGGAATTAGTCGCTCATCTTTGCTAAAGATATTTGCATTAAACGGAGAATTATCCGTAGCAAATTTAGATAGGGATAAATTAAGACTACCAGTTACTTAGTTTTCGGGGGAATTTCTCACCATGAGTACATCGTGGCACTATACTGCCCCCATAATTATGAAGGTATAGTGATAGTTAAGACTGCGTTGATGTGGGTATGTACAATCAACAAGGCGAGGGTTATAATATTCCCTTTTTGGCAAGTTTACCTGTACTTGTGCCACAGAACAGGTATCTAATCGTACTTTCTAGCCCTTTTTATTCTCTCATTGTATGATGGGGCTTG